GTCGGAAGAATTACGAGTATAAGAAAGCATGGATTTATCATGCCTTGTTTCTGTTTCACTTCTATTAGAAGGAGAGCGAGACATTTGAATTTTATCTTTACGTTCTTGTGCTTTGTCTGCCCTACGATGAGATATATCTGATTCTAACAGATCTACCATACGTTCGGTTAATTTAGATAAATTACTTAGTTCATTTAGTGATTTCTTATCTTCCATTGTATTCTCTTTTTAATTAACCGTGGGCGGACGCTTGAGCATCTTTCATTTCTTCCAAATGTTGCGACAATAAATTAACATATATTTCCCGTTCATATGGAATCATATGTTCTAAATCATATAAAGAGTAATTATGGTGTTGCATGAGTTGAAAATTAATCTTATAATGATTCATAAGACTTTCATAACTCATGCTTATCCGAAAAAACTCGTCAATCCTTCTAATTCAATAACATGCTTATATCCACATTTCTTACATGTAAATTTTTCAACATGATTCAACATAGGTTTTTCGTTGAAAAATCTATTGATTTTTTCAAAAACAACATCATTTAAAGATTCGATAAATTCTAATAATTCTTTCTTAGGCGTCTCACTACCTTTATAAACTTTCTCATCATCGTAGATATAATCGATTGAATCTACAATAACCTTAAATAATTTAGTTACATTATTCTTTTCTTGTTCGTAACGACCTAATTCTCCAGTAGTTAAGTATTTGAATTTAATACCAATATCTTCTGTGACTTCAACTTTAGTCAAATCTTCTTCAGGGAACTTAACTCGTACTTTATCAATCATTACCTTTAAACTATTTATCTCACCGCATTCTTTCCCATCAACTTCGTTATTACAAGTAAATGACATGTCAACCTCTTCTCCCCTACTTTTTGAACGTATATTCAAAAACAAAAAGTCAACATCAAACTCAGGTAATTTATCTGCGTTTATTTTACCAAACGTACAATTATCAATAATATGTTTAGTAGCTGTTCTAATTGCTCTTTCCATATCATCGTCTTCTGTAGTTTCCATTGCGGTTAATAGAATCTTTTCTTCTTTAACTAAGAAAGGTCTGTATTCAATTTTCTTGCCAGTGCTTGGTAATTTTAGTGTATATTTTGGTACATCAATTTTTGGTAACATATTATCATCCTATATCATTATTTAAAAAATTTCTTACTTCAACTATTTATTAGTTTTTTATTCGTGTCGCTTTATATGTTGGTGTTTCATACTGCATATTATAATTTTGTTCCATCATAGACTGAGTATGAGAGGCTGCATCTAGATTATCACCGCCTTGTTGAGCTGCCCACTTCGCATCTTGATAATTTCCTGCATCAACTGATAATTGATCAATATGACTTATTAGGTAGTCTTGTTCTCCTTGACTAATTCTTCCTTGCATTTTCCCTGCCATTCTATCCTTAGAAGAATCTACCATTTCTGGTGTAATTCTATCTGTGTTTTGAAATTGACTCATTTCCCTATTAACGCCTGCTTGAACAAACCCTTTAGTTAAAAAGTTAGTATTTCTATCAACAGCAGCGCCAAGTTCCCATTCTAAAGAATTAACTGAATTATCTAATACATCACCTGCTAGACGAAAGTTTTTATTGTCTTGACCAGACGTCGAGAAGTCATCCTCGAACATATCCGATTCTACCTCTGGTACGATTTGGTTTACTTTTGCCCTATTAACTTCCTCTTGCATAGCATTAGAAGCAGCGGCTGCATTTTCAATATTAAGTTCTGAAGACATACGTTGAGCATCATCCTCTTTAAAACCTTGAGCCATATTTTGAGCATCTCCAGTTTTAAAACCGTGTGCCATTATTTGAGCGTTCTTCATGTTTTCGAGTTCAGCAGCCCTATCTCTTTCTCCCATAAGATAATCGTAATTAGCTTGAGTAGCGCTACCAGGATAGCTAGTACCTAATCTACCACCTGTGTGTAATGTATCGGGATTAGCAACTGCTCTTTCGCCAGGAATACCGAAGTAAGTATCATCAGTAGTCGAAGATTGGTAAGAACCTTGTGAGTCCAGTACTTGTCCTTGACCTTTCATATCCGCTTGCCAAGCATCATATTCTCTAGTTGCTGTTTCTTGAGGAGTCTCTTGTTTAGGACCTTCGACTTCAGGTCTTAATAATGCATTACTACCATCAATCATATGAGGTATCTCTAAACCAGCTGCATAATCTCTACCAGCTTTGACTCTAGCTGCTTCATCTGCTTTCATTTCATCTGCTAATTCGTTATAGTCGGCATCAGCACCAGATAAAAATTCACTTTGAGCAAAAGTTGCTTTATCTTCTGCCTTAATGTCATCAAACACTACATGTTCTGGGTCAACATAATATGGACTATTTTCATAATCTGTTTGTATTTCATTTGCGACTTCTAATACCTTTGATTGGTCCCCACTATTCAAAGCTGCAGTTAATTTTAAACTTTCGTCATAATCAACACCTTGTAATAATATACTATCCCCAGAAGAAGTCATCTTGTCTGTAGACATATCAAATTCAATATTGGAGGTACTAACCGATGCTATTCCTGTGGTATGATTTTGATCAATCTTTGTTTCATACATTTCATTATCAGCCGTTACTACAAAATTCCTGCCAGACGACACACCTTGAATTTTTTGGTTACTAAGTTTATAACCTTGTGCTTCCATCAATTGTATTTCTTGCTTAGTAACTTCAATTGTTGTTAATTGTCCTTTGTTTCTTTGGTCAATTAGACTAGCATGGTATGCATTAGCAGAAGCATCATTTGTATCATAATCTTTAGGTTTATCTGGACGCAATTCCATTGTCACTGGTTGAAATCTGTCATTATATTTTGCTTCGTCGTATGCATGCTCAACATTAATCGCATCTTGTTGTTTTGTTGCATCAAAGTCTGCTTCCATAAATTTTTGGTCTACGACTGCGTCTTCCATCATGTCTTGAGTAGCATGAGGGTTATTGGCTTGTGTGTCAAATGCAGGTACGTTTATCTTAGTATTAGTAGGATTGAAATCGTTGTCGCCAAATTCTACTCCATTTGCCAATGTATCAGTTTTCACACCATTGACGGTAGTAGTTTGAATTTCTTTTACTATAATCGCCTCTACTGTCTCACGTGGCTCTGGTTCAACATTTGGACCAGCAAACCAGACCGTTTTACTTATATCACCATCAATGAGTTTTTCAAAATTAGTTCTATCGTCTTTAGGAAGATTGACATCGGTTTCTATAGCACCAAGGGTAGTTGTAGTGGTTATTACATTTCCTGCTTCTGTAACTATCGTTTTAGAGGAAGTGGTAGTTCCTATCACATCTTCAATTATAATTTGTCCATTCTTATCATAATTGAATTTAACCTCAGTTGGTTTAAATTCAGGTATAATAGAATTGGCATTCTTCTCAGCCACTATATCAATAGCAGATTTAGTATAGTTTGCATCCTTTTTATTTCTATCGATCTCTTCTTGGGCAAGTTTTTTATCTCTCTTATCGTTTAAGTATTCAGCATGCTTTTTGTCTTTTATATAACCCTGAGCCTTAAATAATCTTATTGATGCTTCATCATTAACGTTCAATATTATTGTAGCACCGGCTTCATTAATGAATGGTTGCATGTCGGTATCATCGCCGTTAATGAAGTCCATCATTTCTTTATATTCAAGCGAATTCTTATAATCTTCTATATATTCTATATCGTTCATCTTCTGTGCAAGGTATGCACTATCTTCTGCTTCGCCTTTTCTTCTCTTAGCGTCCTCTATGTTCCTCTCCTTCATCCCATCAAGCACCTCTCGTACATCAGAAGATAAGAAATCTTCAACTTCCTTACGGGCATCGTATTCCATTTCCATACTTTCTTGATGGTCTTCTGCGTTTTTCATCAACTCATTGGCAAATTCATCAGTCCATCCGTCGTTACTTGACAAATTCGCAAACCAATCTCTATAACTAAACGTAACACTAAACGACGCCACTTCTCCACTATCGCCCCACGACAATTCAACAGGTCCTAGATTAGTAGGGTATGCTTCTAACATATCAACATTATACGCAATGCCGCCTCCAGTTCTATCATAAGTATCTACTGATAGTTTGCTGATATAGTCGTTGTAGTATGCCATACGATATACTTTCTTTTTATTTCCTGTTACATCATCGTAATATTGGCGACCAGCGCGACCGCCAGTTATATCATTTGAATAATTACCCTCGTCGTCCCATCCTTCATAACCAGTAGTCTTATCAACAGCCGCATTCATATTATAAATGTAATCAATCCAACCCTCAAAGAATACACGTTCTCTCATATCCGCAGAGCAAATAATAGTCATAGTACAAGTATCAACAATAACATCATTAGCAACTTTAAATATAGCACCAAATCGTTTTGTGTCAACAGTACCTAATGATTTCCCAGGAAGAGTGACTTGCTTCACCATAAACCTCATTTCATCACTATTGTAATCTCTACCTTTTTGATGATAAAATTGGTCTTGACCTTTGATGTGTCCTAATCTAACATGAAATAAATTAGTACGAGCATAGTCGCCCGATATCAATTGATTACTAAATTTTGATATTTTCATCTTTAATTACTCCAAACGGTTGATGCGGATTCCCCAACAAACTTTTGATAAGGAAGATGTATAACGTTTTCCCATTCATTAGGTGGTGATTCTAATAATGTTGTTCTTACTTGGGTGTATAGATATTTATGTATCATCTTATCCGCACCTTTTATTCTTTTAACTGCGTTCCAAGTGACATTAAACGTTTTAGATTTTCCAGCACCTGTTTCAAATTTAGATAGTTTCTTTAAAAATAACTCACGGTCTTTAGGATGTAGATAATGAAAATTTAAACCAAGAAACCCTTGTGGTGCAACATCAAGTACGATAATCAGAGGAAATCTATCCCAGTAAGGTAATGTCTTTTTATGCTTTGCATCATAACCAAAGGTGAACATTTTACCAGGCTCCAACTTGCCCTTTTTAAAACCACGAGATGCTTTACCAACTTTGCCTTTAAACCAAGCCGCAGAAGTTTTTGCCAAGGCAGCTTTTGATAATTTTTTCCCTTTGAATCTATTTGCTGGCATATTATTTCACTAATTGTTTTTCGGTTAAAATTTTAAATTCCCACTTTCTGTCTTTACAAAACTCTTCAGCATGCTTCCATTTTGCTTCGTTTACTTTCCAAGTTTTTAATTCTCTTAAATATCTATACTTACTCTTTTTAGTCTTTCCCATTACAGGAGGTCTGGTTTGATTATCGGGTTTTACCTCGATTAATACATGTCTGACCTTGCCATCACTATCACGGGTTTTGATAAGAAAATCCACATAATACTTATGCATTTTATTATCAACTGGACTATAATATGGTATTACGACTTCCTCACTGTTCCAAGCAATAACTGATGGGTTGTCATCGCAGTATTTCATAAAGGTTCTTTCCCATAAACTACGATACACTACCTTATCTACGTTGCCCACGTATTTGCTTCTATTTTTAACGTGATACTTACCTTTGTATGCCATTACATATATTTATATAAATAGTTCACATATGGTAATTTAACAAGGAGTAGACTATGGCGTTCGCATTAGCAGCAAATGGTGCAAAAGTATTTAGTACGTTGCAAGGGTACGTTTCTCGTCATTATAAGCAGTTTATATTAGGTGGTGCAGTTGCTTATGCAGCCGATTCTTCGTTTGATAATTTCGAAGATGCGAAACAATTCGACAATTTAAACTTTCCTCTAGAAGATGAGTCAATAGGTGGATTTCAAACACATCTAAAGTTTAAATCGTGGAAGAAAGTTAAGCTGGCGCAAGGCATCGTAGCACATCATGCGATGAATATATTTTTGCCCATGCCTCTAGCTTTATCGGCTGCATATTCTGGGAAGTTTAGCGAAGCCGACGATATGACATATAAAAGGGATAGTAATTCTTTCAGCAGTTATGCTGATAGAATTGATGCTGGTCTTTCTAGTGCAGGTTATAGCATGTTGGGTTTTGCCGAAGATGCCGTGAATAATGACGCGTCTAGTATGGCGGGTAACACCGTAACGAATAATGCCCCTGGAATGTTATATCAAGGACAAACCTTAAGAAATCATACATTTTCTTGGAGATTAACTCCAAAAAGTAAAGAGGAGCAAGAGGAAATTGACTTGATAGTATTGTCTCTTAAATTAGCGTCTACTAGTGCTATGGCAAATGTAGCAGGAAATGCAGAGAATAATCCATACTTTGGAGGAAGATTAATGATTCCTCACACTGTAAGCGTTTTGTTTCTGGACGATGGAAATATTAATCACCATTTATTTAGAACTAAAGATTGTTTTATTACATCGATGGATGTGAATTATACTACGACAGGAACTTGGGCGGCACATATGGATGGTTCTCCCATAGAAACACAAATAACAATAAATTTAAAAGAAATAACACAAGTAACTCAACAAGATATTTCAGACTACCAATACTAATAATCATGTCAAGCATATACAATTACTTACCCAAAATGGAATATAACGGAGTTTCTATTGCCGATATAACTATTAATTTTAGATTAACCAAATTAACAGATAATTTATCTAATTTTTACACTAATGTTGATATAATTGAAGGAGCAACACCAGAATTGGTTTCTTTTGACGCATACGGGACTACGGATTATTGGTGGTTAGTTTTAATAGCAAACGACGTGATTGATCCATTTTATGATTGGTTAATGCGTGAGAGTGAAGTTGAGGCATATGCTAATAAATTATACGATAACGTAAATGATATTCATCATTGGGAAGACGTAGAATATAACGAGTACAATGAAAATAATGTAGACGAAACTTTAACACCAGTTACAAATATTGAATGGGAAATACATAAAAACGACAAAAAACGTAGAATCTCTCTTATTAGAGCAGGAGATATACCAAGAGTAGAAGAAGAGTTGAAGATGTACGTAGATCAAAGACAAAAGAATAACAGATAATGGAAGATTTAAAAAACCCTTTAAGTTCGTTTGAAGCAAGCACTCATACTGAGTGGTCATGTGAATATACTAATATGTATGGTGAGAAACTTCCTATCATTGACATTGTTAGCTCCATATCTATATACGAAAGCATTTACCACGAAACTGTATTCGGACATTTGGTGATACTAGATAATATTGGTTTCTGCGAGAAGCATGGTATTGTAGGACAAGGTATTGAGAAATTTAATTTATCTATGCATACCAACAAAGAATCTGCAGATTCTTCTAATTTTGAAAAAGAGTTTAGAATTAATGCATACCATGATGCATCTTTTTCGGACGATGGAAAACAAGGAGTCACTGCAGTTATGGACTTAGTTTCTCCTGTGTTGTTTAGGAATAACCGAACAAAGATAAGTAGGTCATTTAACGCAATGACTGCTTCGGAAATTGTAGATTATATAGGATATGAAGTTTTAGATTTTGGAACTGGGGTTTGGGACGATTTACAAACTAATATTAAATCAATTAATACTAAAAATATTGTAGTACCAAATTGGTCTCCATTCAAGTTATTGAATTTTTTATGTAAAAATAGTGTATCTATTGAAGATTCTTCTAATTATATGTTCTTTGAAAATAATACAGGGTTTCATTTTTCTACTATCGATGATATGAAAATGAAAGAACCTAGTGCTACAATATTGATTTCTGAAATACAAAAAGATTCTTTAAAAGTAATACAAAAAGACATGATGAGTATTACTACCAATGTAGCAGAAAGGTATAAAGAATTAAAACGGTTCAATCATTCTGAAAGTATGACTAATGGTTTGTATGGTGGTAAATTATTTACTCACAATATTTTAACAAAGTCTTATAATACATATGAAGCATTGTACGATAGTGATGAATTTGAGTTAGGTTGGGCAGGATTAGACGGTGCTAGTCAGATCGGTAAAGTATCGGATTCTCATTTAGGGTTTATGCCAGACGAATACGTATATCAAATACACGATAAGAAAGATAAGTCGCACTATATACACAGAGATATGAAGATGGCAGAATTAAGGACTAATATAATTAAGTTTAATATAATCGGCAATTCTTCTTTGTGGGCTGGTGATAAAATTATTATCAATAAGGATTCAAAAATAATAAACGGTGACGACCAATACGACCAAGTTATGAGTGGGGAATGGATTATCACAGCTATACATCATCAAATCAGCAAAAAAGAATACGTAATGACATTAGAATGTATGAAAGATTCTTTCGAATCTGCACCAGATCCTGATGTCGAAGTTTGTAAGAAGAAGACTGGTGTGTATGTAGTACCAAGAATGGATCCAACAAAAAGACCAAAATAGGAATATATTATGCAATTTATGGGAATGGATGGTTTTGTTTGGTTTACTGGTGTTGTAGAAGACCGTGACGACCCGATGAGATTAGGTAGAGTTAGAACAAGAATATTTGGTCTGCACTCATCGAAGAAAACCAAGAGTAAAACAAAAGGAATACCTACTGAAGATTTGCCATGGGCGTTTCCGATGCAACCTATTACTTCTGCCGCAATGAACGGTATTGGCACAACTCCTTTAGGTCCTGTTGAGGGAACTCATGTTGTTGGGTTTTTTAGGGATGGAAAGAATTGTCAAGATCCTGTTATTATGGGAACATTAGGAGGATATCCGTTAGAAGTCGCAAGGAATGACGGTTTTAACGACCCTAGTAAAAAGTTTCCAAGAGAGCAGAATTTAAAAGAACCAGATACAAATAGACGTGCAGTTGTAGACTTTGAAGATCCTGTTGATGGTGAGTTTTGGTCCAGTAAAACTACTCAGTTGGACGACGAACACGAACCAGAAGGAGATGAAGAGGTTTTACGTGAACGAGATATGGAAGTTCAAATAGCAAGTGCTGGAGATTTATCAAAGACTGCACTACCTTGGGACGAACCAGAAAACCCTTTTGCGGCAGAGTATCCATTTAACCATGTTCGTGAAAGTGAAAGTGGTCATGTCGAAGAATGGGATGATACACCAGATGCAGAAAGGTTAATGAAATGGCACAAGTCTGGAACGTTTGAAGAGATTCACCCAGACGGAACAAAGGTGACTAAAGTGTCTAAAGATAACTATACTATTTTAGCTGGCGACGACTTTGTTCACGTCAAACAAAAAACAGTAGATGGTTATGTGGTAGGAGGGAATGTTCACGTCACGGTGGACGGGAATGTCAACTTAAAAGTTGGTGGTATTTATAATGTTGAAGTGATAGGAGATTATAATATATTTGTACACGGAAATTGGAACGTTGACGTTCTAGGTAATACAGATATTATGACAGCAGGTACTAAAATGGACGAGTCGGCTTCGACTCATACTATTAAGGGTGCTATTATTCATCTAAATCCATAGGAGTATAGTCATGGGAATTTTTAACAATGTCAATGATGCAATGGGGCAAGTTGGTGGTTTATTAAACTCACCAGCAATGACTTCCGTCAATAGACTGCAAGACGCAGCGACAAGTTTAGATATGACTGTTAATTTAGACCAAAATGTTCTTGAAGCTGGGTTTCCTGGTTATGGAAATCAATTCTATCAACAATTACAAGAAGTACAAAATCTATCAGATGCTTTCGATGAGTGTGGTAATTACGCCCAGGATGCAATTCAAGCATCTACTGAAGATTATATTAAGAATACTGGTATTCAAGAAGCAGGTAGGGACTTAGCAAATACCTTGGGTCAATATAGCGATGAAGTAGATTGTCTTGCGGGTTTTGCGACCTTGTTTGATTCTAAAGGAATTCTCGATGACGTATTAGGACTTGGTGATTTACCTCAAATACAATCTCGTATTCAACAAATTGTTCTAGACATAACAGACCCATCTAAACTTGCTAATATGATTACTAATCTAGATGCCGTTCAGGGTTTACTTGAACCATTCAATGATTTTTGTACTGGCATGAAAGACGCATTTAACCAATTAGTTGCTAAAGATTTAGCAGCTTTGAATGCCATATTAAATAAATTAGCACAGTGGGCAGCCTTTGCTAATCTAGCCACGGGAGACCCTTGTGCTTTAGTTAATAATAACCAAATGTTCAATAGTGTCACAGATCCAGTAATGGACGATATTATAGATTTATACGAGGGAGTTATTGGTGGTGGTGATCTAGGTGATATTGTCGGTGATATATTTTCCCCAGATACATCAACGGCTCTAGTCGGTGGTAACCAATTAGTTCCACAATACAAACAAGCATCAGGAACAGTTATTCCATTCGAAACTTACTTTTCTTCATTAGGAACAAGTGTATCTGGAAATCAAACAAGTATTGATATCGTAGGTGCTACAGTTGTTACAAAAGAATGGGACCCTATTGCCAATTCGTGGGTAGAAGTAGAAGGAGAAGTTTCAACCGACGGCGTGACTGGATTAGATTCAATCGCACTCGGATTTGAGTCAGTGATAGAGCAAATAACAGAAGTATTTTCTGGGGTGGCAGAGGCAGTAGCAGCTGGCATGGGAAATCCGGATAATGCATTTAATCCTGTTTTGGATAATTTTAAAAAGGTCAAAGAAACTATTGAATTTAAAGCTCTAATGGAGCACAAAGATGGAATTAAACAATTTAAAGTTGGTTCTTGTTCTGGAGGAGATACGTTATCTAATATGTCAGAAGAAGAATGTTTAAATAATAACGGCATATGGCATGATAGTTCATATACTACGTCTAGTTCTGAAGTTTCAGGACTTAGTAAGGTTTCTGGCTACGATTCCGTAACGGAAATAAAAACTGGAACTAGTAGTAGTGTTGTTAAATATCAACCAGCAGAGAAACAAGAACCAACTAGTTTTGGTTCTGGTGCAGATGCTCCGAGGGTAAAAACAAAAATATTAGGTAAAGTGAAAGCAATCGTAGAACAAGGTTCTATTCCTACTGCTGTTGGAAAAGATGTGGAATCTCCTGGCACTAGTGCTAAAGCCAGTTCTCCTGAGATAAATAAAGAAAGGATGTACAATATTCCTACTCAGTTCGATAAACACGTTTCAGGAGCAAAGATTCAGTCTCCAGGTACAACTTCTTCGTTTGAGTCTTCTATAACACGATTTGATAAAAATATAGACGTCATTAATGCTGCAAGAGAAAGTGGAGATTATTCTAAGATTACCGTTTGTAGATGTACAGGAAACGTAAATTATGCGGATAAATCAAGTTGCGAATCAAACGGAGGAACTTGGAAATGTCAAATAGGAACTACCGACGCAGGGTTAGTTGCACAACAGGTAATAACTAGCAATATGATAAGAGCAAATAAAAATATTGAATTAAGTTCTGTATTACCAACTAAAAAAGCATTTGTGGGGATAACGTAATGCCAGGCTCTGTAAGGTTAGGGGACGTATGTACTGGGCATGGGTGTTTCGGTTCTAGGGGAAATATATCTGCTAGTGGTAATGTTTTGATAAATAGTAGGGGAGCACATAGAGTTGGTGATGCTTGGTCTTCCCATGGTTGTGCGGTATGTCCTCCCCATGGGTCGTCTCAGGCTTCGGGTAGTCCTACTGTATTTGTTAATAGTAAACAATTAGCGAGAATAGGAGATTCTATCGGTTGCGGTAGTATGAATTCTTCAGGTTCTGGTAATGTAATCACCAATGGATAGTATAAATATATAATAAAGGGATTATTATGCCTCAACCGATACGAACACAAATTAATAGAAAATACTCAGATATCGACTTGGATATGCTGGTTCATCCGCATACCAATGATGTTGTTGGTCGTTATGACGATTCTGCTATTAATGGTTCTATTATGAATATAATAAAGACCAAAAGGGGAGAAAGGGTGTTTAACCCAGATTTTGGTTCTGACGTATATTCTTCGTTATTTGAACCAATGTCGTCAGTAACAAGAATAACGTTAGAAGCAAAGATTGAAAACGCAATAAATACACAAGAACCTAGAGCCGATTTACAATCTGTTACAGTGAAAGCAGTTCCAGGTGAGAATAGGTATGCAGTATGGATTGTGTATATTCCTATTAACGAACAAGAAATCGTCGAATTAGATTTCTTTTTAGATAGATTAAGATAAAGGTGTAATATGGCATTAGATAAACAATTAAATATCTCAGATTTAGAATTTGATAAAGTTAAAGGTAATATTAAGGATTTTTTAAGAGGACAAGATACTTTTACAGATTTTGACTTTGAGGGTTCTGGTATGTCTGTTATGCTAGATGTTATGGCATACACAACTCATTACATGGGTTTCCACGCAAATATGGCAATCAATGAATCTTTCTTAGATACTGCTACACTAAGAAACTCAGTTGTATCTCACGCAAAGTCTCTGGGATATATCCCAAAATCTATTACTTCGTCTGAGGCAATTATTAAATTAACATTTGATACTTCTGGTTTAGATCCTGACTATATTTCTATAGAAAGAGGTACTGTATTTACATCAACTATTAATGGAAACTCATATCAATTTACTTCTCTAGACACCGTAAACATATTCTCAGACGATGCTGGAGAGTTTACTGGAGAACTTACTGTAACTCAAGGGCAGATTAAAGCACTAGAATGGGTTTATGATAAGTCTCAAGAGCATCAGCAATTTCTTGTTTACGATAAGGGATGCGATAGAGCAACATTATCGTTGTCTGTAGACGAAACTCCTTGGATAAATAATCAATTTTTATCAGAATCCAAACCAGATTCTAAAATATTTTTCTTCCAGGAAGGATTAGACGCTGTTACAGAAATTTATTTTGGTAATGATATTTTCGGTTCTATTCCTAGAGATGGGACTGTGGTTAATGTTGAATATTTATCCACTAAAGGAACATCTGCTAATTATACTTCTACTGTACGCTCTCAAGTATTTTCATTAGATTCTGTAATTGATGGTTCTTATGATTCAGATAGGGTTATAATAGAAACTATTAATATATCATCATTAGGTACTGAGTTAGAAACTATTGAATCTATCAGACAAACTGCTCCTAAGTCATATGAAAGACAAAACCGTGCTGTAACTGCTGAAGATTATAAGACTATTCTTTTAGAAAAATATCCAAATATTGATTCTATTTCAGTATGGGGTGGTGAAGATAATGATCCACCTCAATATGGTGCTGTATTTATTTCAATTAAACCTAAATACGGATTAGAATTATCCCCACTTACTAAACAAAGATTAACAGACGATATCCTTTCAAAGTATAATATTCTTGCCGTTAATCCAATTATCGTAGCACCTGAATATACGTATATTGATATAAACACTACGGTTAAATACGACCCATTGGTATCATCAATTACTTCAGGAAGCATACAAACTATTATTATAGAAAATGTTAAAAGTTTCTTTTCAGACGAAATTAATCAATTTAAAGTTAATATGCGATTCTCAAAATTATCTCAAACTATTGATAATTCGGACATTTCAATTAGTAATAATTTAACCACGTTAAAGATTTATAAAAAATTCTATACTCAGAATTCAAATACTGTAGGAAACTATATCTTTAAGTTTAACAATGAAGTAAAACCAGGAACGGCAATTTCATCTGTTTTTGGTTCTTCTGTTTCTGGTACTCAGATGGCATTATTAGACGACGGACAAGGTAATATTCTTCTATACGATATAATCTCAGAGGGGTTTATTAATACAACTCAAGGAACTGTAGATTATGAAAACGGAATAATCGAGTTAAATGGTTTTAATCCAATATTAGATATTAATACTGTAATAAGCTTGTACGTAGAACCTAAATCAAATGACATATCTACATCACGGAATAACCTTTTGGTACTAAATAGTACCAACGTTAAATTAGAAACAATATCTAACTAATTAGGGTAGGTTATGAGTAATAGCAAATTCACTGAAAATCCAGCGAAGTTCCTTTCGGTATTCGTCGAACGAATGGTTCCGGATTACGTTCGTGAGGACCATCCTAAATTTATAGAATTTATCAAAGGTTATTTCGAATACCTAGAAAGGGAAACTGGAATTAATGGTGAATTGGGTGAATATACTCAAATATCAGACTTACTTAAAAACATAGATATTGATCATGCTTTGGATCAATTTATACCAGAGTTTGAAAAACAGTATTTGGGTGGCATACCTCATAATACGATAGACCCATCAATAATACAAACAGATAAATCTTTTCTTGCTAAGAACATTAAAGATACTTATAAAGAAAAAGGTACTGTAAAGGGTATTGACTTTTTATTTAGAAGAGAATTTAATACAGATGCAGATATTATTTATCCTAAAGAATTTATGTGGAAAGCATCTAATTCAAAGTGGCATGAACCACAATGGATTAATATAGATGGGACTGCTGCGAATACTGTATTATTCTACAACAAAAAGATTATTGGTCAAACTTCGGGCTCAACAGCATTTGTTGATACTGAAGAGGGTATTACATTATCAGACTCTACACAATTACTATTAACAGAAGTCAACGGTAATTTCCTTCAAGGTGAGGTTATTTTAGAAGATGTTGGAACATCTGGTAATACACCAACCACTGCAACTATCACTTCTGAAGGAATACGTTCCGACGGTGAGTGTGCTATTAATGGTGCTAAGTGGAACAAAACTTGGATTAATATTACTGGTCCTAGAGTAGAAATAAAACACGCAACAGATAATACAATTACAGGTGTTACTTCTGGGGCATATGCTACAGTTGGTGTTGAAAATATTAACTGGACTAAATTTGACCTTACAGACATACAAGGTGAATTTATCGTTGGGGAAGAAGTATTTAATACTTCTGCTTTAAACTATGATCCAAACCCTACTGTTAGTTTTTGTTCTTCAAATAACGAATGGCCATTAGGTTCATTCTTAACGGAACTTGATTGTATGGGTGCTATGCATCCAGATGCAGCCGACCCAACTTCAGAATATTATGGAGAATCTGCACACTTATTATGGTTTCCGTTCTTAACAGTAACAAAGGGAATACAAACAGTACAAGATTCATTGTCTGTGGGTACGTCTAGACCAACTTCACGAGAAGAATGTATTGCTTTAGAAGATGGCACTCAACCTTTAGTAAAAACGGCAGTTTGGATTCCAAACGGAGAGTGGTTAGACTCTACTGCGTTTATTTCATCTGACCGTAAGATGCAGGATAATGATTATTACCAAGACTTTTCTTATGTAATTAAATCAGATGTTCCTATTCAAGCATACCGTGAAGTATTAAAGAAATTAGTTCACCCAGTAGGACTTAAATTATTTGCTGAGTTTGCTTTCAATTCTTCTGTAGATATGACGATTGAAATTCCTACAGACTACGTTAAATTACAAATTTTCTTATTCTCTTATCTTGATGTTGCTATGGACATCTGGGATCAAGAGAGTGAACAGCATGGTACATTAGGACACGCACACGAAGGATTCGGTGTATTCTTAGAAACTGGATTTGAACAGTATGTCATCGAAATGATGAACATGTTAGAAAATACAGGTTCTCTAATCCCAGCAGAAGATTGGGACAGACCATCAGATCACTTTGCTGTTGAAATGCATAAGAAAGATTCGGTTAAAATTGGTACTACGCTTAAAGAAAAGCATTGGTTAGTAGCATGGATTAATGATGAGATTCAAAACCAACTTAAAGCATTCCCTGAAAAGACAATGTTAGAGTTCACAAGGCAACTTAGAGTATTACCTATTGACGAATTCCCACCTTCAACTTCTGAATTACAAATTGTTGATGATTTAGATAATACCACAGACGGTAGAATGATTTCTTGTGACCTTTACGAACTTGGTGTATTCAAGGCAATGCGCAGAGTTCTTGAGTATATGGATTCATTCATGCCTGAAGCAGAATATGCTTATGAAAAGTCGTATGAATATTTTGAGGCAAATAGAGAATCAGGAAGAATCCAAAACATTTATGGTAAAACTAATGATGTAATTGACTCTGTTCATATTGGTGCTTTTGATAATTCAGAAGTAGGACTCCGTATTCACTCACACGGTAAAGAGGACGGATTTGCTCCGTTAGTAGAGACCGTTGTTACTAAGGGATTAGAATTACCTGCTATGGACGTTGGTGCTTCTGCATTCCACGTACACTATTTTGACGAT